GCACAACTTAAGAGAGGCTTATAAACGTGTATATGAGGCTATGGGCACAAAAGACATTGATAAATTATTAAAACCTGAAAAAATACCACAACCAATAGACCCTGGAGTAGAAAATGCTGGTGCTTTAAGAATGGAAGTACCAAAAGCTTTTTATTTTCAAAATCATGACGCTCATATTGCAACTCATGTTGCTTTTCAAAAGTCAAGAATGGTTGAAGTTAACCCAATGGTAAACGCTTTATTGACTGCACATGTTCAAGAGCACATATCTTTTAAAGCCAGAGCACAAGTTATGTTAGAAATTAAAACAAATAGACCAGATTTAGTTGAATTAGAAAAAAGAAACTCACAAGCTTACTTAGCTGAAACAGAAAGTATGATTGCAGAACAAATTGGAGCTTTAACTGCTATGTATGTTGAGGGTGAAAGAGGTAACCAAAAACAAGATCCACTTGTAGCACTAAAAACTAAAGAATTAGATCTAAGAGCTATGGATATACAAAGAAGAGCACAAGAAAATGCTGCTGATATGCAAAGAAAAACTAATGAGTTTGAGCAAAAAATTGATTTAGAAAAAATGAAACGTGAAGATGCAGAAGAAGCTAGTAAAGAAAGAATAAGGGTAGCAGATGATAAATTAGATCTTACAGAAATGAAAATTATGAATGAAATGGAGAAACAAGATGATAGGTAAAAAATTTGGACCACCACCAACTAAAGGACCAACTCCTCAAGGTATAAGAATCACTATGATAAGTATAGGATCTATTGCAAAACCAGGATGTCCTCATAGAGAAAATGGGGTAAAAAGTGATATAAAAGGCATAAGTGATATACAAGTAAAAGGTAAAAAATTTATAGGAGTTAAGTAATGGCATTACTAAGTTTAATTGGGCCAGCTACAAAATTAGTTGGTAAATACATTGATAATAAAGCTAAAAAGGCTGAGTTGGCTTCAAAGCTTGCAAGTATGGCAGAGGAACATGCTCACGAATTAGCTAAAGGTCAAATAGATATAAATAAAGAACAAGCAAAACATCCTAGCATATTTGTTAGCGGAGCTCGTCCTGCAATAATGTGGGTTTGTTGCTTAGGGCTATTATGGCAGTTCTTCATTCAGCCGATTGTAACTTATGTTGCTGTTTTATTTAATCCTGATTTCGTTCCATTAAATCTTGAAATGGAGGGTCTCGTAACTTTAGTTATGTCGTTACTTGGCCTCGGAGCTATGAGATCCTTTGAGAAGTCAAAAGGTATTGCTAGAGAAAATATGAAAAAATGATGTATGATTTAGATACTTTAACTTTAATAAAAAACCAAATAAATAAAAAATTACACGAAATTAAAGAACATCTTATTTATAGTGTAGACACAACTCAAGAACTTTACTATGCTAGAGGTAAGATCAATGCTCTTGAAACATTGCTACAGGACTTAAAAGACCTGCAACGAAAGGAAGACGATATATATGATAATGACGAACAAACCTAAATTAATATTACCAAAAAGTAAAGAAACAAAAAAACCAAACATACCAATGACGAGCAAAGAGCGAGAAGCTTATTACAAAATGCTACCTGATCCAGTAGGATACAGAATTTTAATAAGGCCGCATGTTCCTAGTAATAAAACTGAAGGTGGAGTTTACCTGTCTGATAAAACACAAGAAACTATGGAAGTAACTACAGTAGTAGGTTTAGTTATTAAAATGGGTCCATTGTGTTATCAGGATACAGATAAATTTCCAAGTGGTCCTTGGTGTAAAAGAGGTCAGTTTGTTATTTATGGTAGATATGCTGGAGCTAGGTTTAAAACAAAATATGGTGAGCATAGGATTTTAAACGATGACGAAATTATAGGAACTATTAAAAACCCCGAGGATGTCCTCGCACTATTTTAAGGAGATAGTATGGCTGAAAATGCAGTTGAATTAGATACTGACGGAATTGAAGAGAAACAAATAGCGGTTGAAGAAACACAAGCAGATATAAACGACAAACCAGAAGTTGGTGAAGTTGATTTAGGATATACAGATCCTATAAAAAAAGATACTAAAGCACAAGTGGTTACTAAACAAGGTGAAGAGTCTAATGATGATTTAGTAGACCATTCAGAAAAAGTACAAAACAGAATTAATAAGCTTACTAGAAAAATGAGAGAAGCAGAAAGAAGAGAGAGAGCTGCTCTTGATTATGCTAAAGGCTTACAAATGAAATATTCTAAAGTAGAAAAAGATTTACAAAAAACAGATAAATCATTTGTTGAAGAGTATGAAAATAGAGTTGATGCAGAAACAGACAAAGTTAAAACACAAATGAAAAATGCTATGCAAGATCAAGATTATGACAAAATGATGGAAGCAAATCAGAATTTAACTCGTCTGGCTGTTGAAAAAGAAAAAGCAACAATGAGAAAAGCAGAAATAGAAGAGTCATTAAAACAACCACAACAAGAAGAACAACCAGTACAACAACCCCCTAGTCCAAGAGCTCAAGAGTGGGCTGATAACAATACTTGGTTTGGAAAAGATAAAGTAATGACAAATGCTGCTTTTACTATTCATGAAGATTTAGTTCAAAAGGGGTTTGACCCAGAGTCTGATGAATACTATACTGAAATTGACAAACAATTACAGGATAATTTTCCTAGTAAATTTGTGAAAGAAAGACCCGTTCAAACTGTTGCCTCAGCGGGGCGGAAACAGCAAGGACGCAGAAAAGTGACACTCACTCGGTCACAAGTAGCTATTGCTAAAAAATTAGGAGTGCCATTAGAAGAATACGCAAAATTCGTAAAGGAGTAAATATGACAGAAAATAAAAATAACAGAACTTTACGCAGTTCAAGTGAAAGAAAAGAAAGAAAAAAATCTTGGACTCCTCCGTCAAGTCTAGATGCACCTCCTGCACCACAGGGTTTTAAGCATCGCTGGATTAGAACAGAAACAGTTGGTCAAATGGATACAGGTAATGTATCTAAAAAATTAAGAGAAGGTTGGGAGTTTGTAAGAGCAGAAGAAGTTACAGCCCAACTTGGAGACCATGACTTTCCAGTGATAGCGGAAGGACAATATCAGGGGTTAATCGGGGTTGGGGGCCTTGTGTTGGCAAGGATACCTGAAGAAGTAGTTGAAGAGCGCAAGAAGTATTTTAGAAATAAAACTTCAGATCAAGTTAAAGCCGTGGACAATGATATTCTAAGGGAACAACGACCAGAGATGCCTGTCAATATTGACAGACAGTCTCGTGTATCTTTTGGTGGTGGTAGAAAGTCTTAACTGAATACCATCGTATTATTAACGCCAATAAAGGAGTTTTATTATGGCAAACGTAGCAGACAAATTTGGTCTTAGACCATACAGATCGTTGAATGGTGCTCCGTGGAATAACGCCCAGAATAGATACCGAATTGCGTCAGGTTATGCGGTTAATATTTTTCAAGGTGATTTGGTAATCCCAGTCACTGGTGGAGGTATTCAAAGATTTGATCCTACAAGTAATAGTGGGGGTGACGCAGTAGTCGGTGTGTTTAACGGGTGTTTTTTTACAGATCCAACAACAAACAAACCAACTTTTAGTAATTTTTATCCTGCAAGCACAGCTGCTTCAGATATTATTGCTAACGTCATTGATGATCCAATGACAATTTTTTTAATGAACAGTGATGAAGCTTTTCCTGTAACGAAGATTTTTGCAAACTTCAACGTGGATGGTGGAACTGGTAGTACAACAACTGGAATTTCTCAAGTGCAACTTGATGCTTCCACAAACGCAACTACTGCCGCTTTACCAGTACAAGTTATTGATATTAGTCAAGATGTAAATAATGAAGACACATCTACTACTAATACTAACGTTTTAGTTCGTATTAATAATCATTATTACAAGACTGCAACCACTGGTATAGCATAGGGAGGTAAAATATGGCTATTTCAAGATCACAACTTGTCAAAGAATTAGAGCCTGGTTTGAACGCTCTCTTTGGCTTAGAGTATAATAGGTATGAAAACGAACATGCCGAAATTTTTCAAGCAGAATCATCTGACAGAGCTTTTGAAGAAGAAGTAATGCTAACAGGTTTCGGGTCTGCCCCAGTGAAATCAGAAGGTGCTGGAGTCACTTTTGACCAAGCGAACGAAAGTTTTACTGCAAGGTATACACACGAAACTATTGCTATGGCATTTGCTATTACTGAGGAAGCGATTGAAGATAATCTTTATGATAGACTAGCAGGTAGATACACTAGAGCACTAGCTAGATCAATGGCAAACACTAAGCAAGTAAAAGCTGCAAACGTGTTAAATAATGCTTTTGATGCAAACTTTGCTGGTGGAGATGGAGTTGAACTTTGTTCAAGACTGCATCCATTATCTAGTGGAGGAACTTTAGCTAATGAATTAGCAACAGCTGCTGACTTATCAGAAACATCTCTTGAGCAATCAATGATTGACATTGCTGCTTTCGTAGATGAGAGAGGACTTAAAATTGCGATGCAAGGTGTTAAGTTAATAATTCCAAAAGAATTACAATTTACTGCTGAAAGAATATTAAGATCTCCACAAAGAGTAGGTACAGCTGATAATGATATTAACGCTATGGCTTCAATGGGAATGATTCCACAAGGTTATAGAGTTAATCATTATTTAACTGATACAGACGCTTTCTTCATTATGACTGATGCTCCAAACGGACTAAAACAGTTTGTTAGAGCACCAATTAAAACAGCTATTGAAGGAGACTTTGATACTGGTAATGTAAGATTTAAAGCAAGAGAGAGATATTCATTTGGATTCTCTGATCCAAGAGGTATTTTTGGCTCACCTGGTGCAGCTTAAAAATCTTCTTTAATAAACTAAAAAAAGGGGTCTTACATAGATCCCTTTTTTTATGGTACAATAAACTCACCAAGAAATTTATAACTGATATAGACTGGCTTGGCAGACACCCTAGAGGACTATATCTT